AATTGTGTGCTCTTTTTTCGTGCAATCAAAAAGCCCTTTAGTATCAACACTTTAAGGGGCTTTTGTTTATTTTGAGTGATAAAAAGGGGCAGATAAGGGGCAGAATTTTAAAATTTTACTTTATCTAGTTTGCTAGAAATATCTGATACCATTTTCTGGGTAACGTGAGAGTAAATCTCAAGTGTAGTCTTTGAGTCGCTATGGCCTACCCTATCCATAATGGCCGTAAGTGGTATGCCTAGCTCAGCTAGTAAGGATATATGAGAGTGTCTGAACAAGTGAGTAGTAATATTTTTCTCTATACCTATTTTCTTGCCGTGATTTTTTAGAGGGATAATAACCCTTGCACTTGTTATCGGCTCTCCTAGTGAGTTGATGAAAATAAAATCATTATCAAAGCCGTTTGTAACATTCTCAACTATCTGCTCTTTGATAATATCTAGCACTTTTTGAGGGACTGTTATAACTCTATCGGATTTTGCAGTCTTTGGGGCTGTCCTTTTTTTAAGTCTAAAATCGTATGTATGCCTTATATGAATTGTCTTTTTTGAAAAGTCTATATCCTCTTTGTGACTCAAGGCAGCTAGCTCTCCATACCTCATACCAGTTAAAAAAAGGACTTTAGCAATACGGATATACTTTTTTAACCAGTAATCACGCAAAGCCTCTTTTTCTAAAGTTTTAATAAATAGCTTAAATTCTTTTTGATCTAGGTATTTTGTTTTCTTCTTCTTTAACTCAGCGGCGGTAATAACCTTTCTAGGCATCTCTACAAAAATCATCTCATTTTTATCAAGATAATCCATTCTAACAGCGTATTTCATAATCTGATTGAGTTTAAATTTTATTTTTGAGGTGTAATTATGAGAGCGCCCGTCTTTTAATAGCTGATCTATAACTTTTTGCAGTAATCTTCTATTTATGTTTTTTACTAGATAATCGCCGTCAATCTGATTGAGAATTTCTTTTTTTACATGGTTTGCCGCGTAAATAGTTGAATCTCTAACGCCGTTTTTCCAATTCTCCTCAAACTCCTCATATAGTTCTTTGAAAGTTATATCAGTATTGTTTGAGGTATTGTCGCTTATTTTCTTATTGATTTTTTCTTGTAAGAGTAATGCAGCTTGATTTTTTGCTTGTGGCGTTTTCTTTTCCATTGTGACCGATACTTTTTTCAATTTCTCGGTGTATGGATCCTTATACCGTTCAAAAAATTTATATTTGCCGGTTGGTAATTCTTCCATCCACATTTTATTTGTACCTCATTACTTTTCAGAACGTGGGATTTTTTTATTGAAAGAATCTTTCCACGTTATCTGCTTGCGCTTGCGTCAATTTAGTCGAAATAGTTTTTACTTCACCAGTATTTACATTTCTAAGAGAAACAGAAGCAGCGCCCGGCTTTTCTTCTTGAGTAGTAACAGACGTAGAATTGATAGTCCCTTTTTTCTTTCCTGAAGCGCCTACCATTCCTCCGACGATTGTCCCAAGTCCGGGAGCTATAACAGTACCTATTGCAGCACCAGTAAGCGTACTAGCTTTCTTTCCTTTTTGTGTTGTTTTTCCCGTAGTCGTTGTATGCTCTATGATTTTAGAACCAGAGAAATTAAAGTTTTCAAATTCATAAAGTACGGGAGTTTCTGAGTATAAACCGATATAATATTGGCCGTCAACTGTTTTTCTGATAGTAGTAGAGTTAGAAAGCTGATTGCTTGCCGGCAAGGTTATTTTCGTTTCTAGCGCTGCTTTTTTTCTTGTATCATTAGCTTTATTAAGGCCTTCTGCTGTTTTATCGATTGCATTTTTTGTTAATTCTTTTAATTTATTAAAGTCCATTTTTTATCCAATCAATTCGTAATATTCGTCGATAACCATCAATTCATCCGTTACAGTTTTTAGTTCGTGCTTTTGCATGAAAGCAAGATAATTGAATGAATGATGGTCGTCTGACAGAGCGAGTTCTTCTTCTAGTAACTTGTGGATCATTTGCCGATTAGCTTCATTTTCACATTTTATATAATTGTTTTTGTAAAGGCTAGCGGAATGGCTTAAATGCCCCAATTCGTGAAAAACAACTCGTTTTTTCGCGTCCTCGGACAGCTCACGGTTAATAAAGATAATATTGATTTCTTCGATGTAAACCCCCGGTCTATGCCATAATTCATTATCAAAGTAAGCGAGAGTGACACCGTGAGAGTCTGCTAACTCTTCAATAGTCATAAGTTATCTACCTTTCAAGTAAATTTCTATAATGTTTTGTATAGCTTGAATATCATCTTCATTTAGCGGCTTCCCGTCAAAAGTTTTAGCATTTTCAGCCATCTTTCGTAAGTCTGAAGTAGTGTATTCTGGTTCGCTAGAAGCGGGTTTTACTCCAATCAAATATTCAGGCGTAACTCCTAAAGCCTTCGCAAATTCATTCGCTCTATTAAGTGGAAATGTCCGAGTTTTATTAAAATAACGAGATATTCCAGATTTTGCCATATTGGTTCTTCTAGCTAGTTCGCTCAAAGATATATTTTTTTCATCACATAATTGTTTTATTAAGTTGATAATTTCTTCATTGTTTCTCATGTTGTTGCACCTTCTCTCCTTATAATTCATTATATCATCGTTCTTAAAAAAGTACAAATGATACGAAAAAAATAAAAAATGTATTTTTTTTTGAAAAAAGTGTTGACAAAAAAGAACAAGTGAGTTATACTTGATTTGTTCACTAAGGAGAACAACTAAAAAACGGAAGGAGGCCGATATATGTCAGTAGATCATTTACGAATTAAAGCGGAGCGTATCGCGAAAGGTTTAACACAAGACGAAATGGCGAAGGCTCTCGGATGGTCTGACCGCGCCCGTTATGCTAAACGCGAAAACGGTATCGTTTCGTTCGACGCGGACGAATTGATAAAAGTCGCGACAGTTCTCGGATTCAGCAAGGATCAAATCGGTATTTTTTTTACGGACGTCGTTCACTAAAACGAACAGAAGGACGAAAAAAAGCACCAGACGAAAATCCGGCGCTTGCTTAAAAATCTAACTTAATTATACCACAGAAAGAAAAAAATGGAAACAGTTCAAATAGTACGAATAAAAGACGTTATCATCGAGAAGATATCCGCGAATGATAAAGAATTGAAAAATATCTTTGGTTGTACTGAACGACAAGCTGGGGATATGAGAAGGGAAATGAAGAAACTCCCTAGTCAACAAAAACACCTTCGGAATAACGGGCAGCTAGTCACCATTAAAGGGTTCGACGAGTACCTACAATATCGAGGGAGTAAAGAATGGAAAAAGGAACTTAAAAAATGAAGTTATTAAATAAATTAGTATCGTATTTCTTCGCGCCAAAAAGTTATGAAGAAAAAAACGTCGATTGGCGATTGGTTGCATTAGACTTGAACCGTGAATTGATTGAGGCACGACAAGAAAACAAAATCTTGTATCAGCGCATAACTGACTTAGAAAAATTATTAGAGGTGTAACATGAAATACTCTATACCAAAAATTGACATTGAATGCGAAAGTTTTGAAGAAACTGAATCATCTTTCGGTACATTTCCAAGGCATGAATACCATTTTAAAAACGGTTACGGTGCAAGTGTTATCCACAACGAGTGGTCTTACGGACTAGAGTTAGCCGTATTAAAACATAACAACGAAACTGAAGAATGGAATCTTACCTACGATACAAAAATTACAGATGATGTAGTCGGTTATATCAGCGGTAAAGAAGAATTAGAAAAACTTTTAACAAAGATTTCACAATTAGAAAAGGAAAATTAACATGACAGAACCAAGCATCACAGAACAATTATTAATGGTTGTATTAACCGTGACTTGCTTGTTTATTATTTTGCTATTGATTGCAAATAGCGAGCAGAAAGCAAGACGACAAAAAGAAGAACAAGAAAAACTAGATCAAGCAATTATTGACGTTTATCAGCAAGGCAGAAATCAATTCAACAATATTGCTCGTGAAAACATCAGAAATTGTGACAGACAATCTACATACGACACCCAACCGCCTGTTGGTTTATCGAAGAAACAAAAACAAGGAGCATAAAATGGTAACAATCAATAAACTTGAAATTGAAAACGTCAAGCGCGTTAAAGCGGTCAAAATTGAACCTTCAGCAAAAGGCTTGACAATCGTCGGTGGAAATAACAATCAAGGGAAAACAAGCGTATTAGACGCGATAGCGTGGGCGTTAGGCGGTAACAAGTACAAGCCGTCACAAGCGCAACGCGAAGGCTCGACACTTCCGCCAAGTCTGAAAATCACGTTATCGAATGGCCTTATCGTTGAACGTAAGGGCAAAAATAGCGATTTAAAAGTCATTGATCCAAGCGGAAATAAAGCTGGTCAAAAATTACTTGATAGTTTTGTGGAAGAACTAGCGCTTGACCTTCCGAAGTTTATGGAAATGAACGACAAGGAAAAGGCTACAACTTTATTACAAATTATCGGAGTAGGCGATCAACTAGTCCAGCTTGAAATGGAAGAAAAAACCAAGTATCAAGAACGTCACGCTATCGGAGTTATTGCAGACCAAAAAGAAAAGTTCGCGAAAGAACAGCCGTATTATCCAGACGCACCGAAAGAACTTGTTTCGATTGCGGAATTGATTCAGCAGCAACAAGAAATTTTAGGGCGCAATGGTGAGAATGCCCGTAAACGTCAAAATTTAGACGTTATCGAAAACGATTATAATTTTACTCTTGCAAACGTCCAACGATTGGAAAAAGAGCTTGAAGAAGCTAGAGCGAAAGAGCAAGCACTAGCACAAGACCTTGATATTGCACGAAAAGACGTTTCCGTTTTAGTGGACGAAACCACACAAGAAATTGAAGACAGTATCGCGAATATCGAACAAATTAACTTGCAAGTTCGAGCGAATTTTGACAAAGACAAGGCAGAAGAAGACGCGAAAGTATATCGTGAGCAATACCGCGAATTAGACCTTATCATCGGAGGAATTCGCAAGCAAAAAACGGACTTACTCACGAACGCAGACTTACCACTTCCGGGCTTATCGGTGGACGACGGCGAACTCTTATATCTCGGTCAACGCTGGGACAATATGAGCGGTTCGCAACAATTACAAGTCGCGACGGCTATCGTTCGTAAGCTCAAACCTGATTGTGGGTTCGTTCTCATTGACAAACTCGAGCAGATGGACCAGATCACCCTCGCAGAATTCGGAGCATGGCTTGAAAAAGAAGGATTGCAAGCTATTGCGACAAGAGTTTCAACTGGCGGAGAGTGCTCAGTCATTATCGAAGACGGTTATAGCGTCAAACCAAACAGTTTTGAAAACGGACTATTAAACGGGGCAACAAATGGCGCACAAGAAACAGTCGCGCCAACTTGGCAAAACGGATTTTAATTAAAGAAAGAAGGAAACAACATGAAACACACAGACAAATTCGCAGTATTAAGAAATAAAAAAACAAGAACTTTTGTAAACAACTATAAAAGCAAAAAAGGAACGTTTGCTTATTCTGTTGAATATACAGGTGATCTTAAACGCGCTGCAAAAAATGAACTCAAGGCAATCGAAGAACAAAAAGAAGACTTTGAAAAATTAGCAAACGCGCTCGATTGTGAAATTTTAGTCGTCGAAGCAGAATACACACTAAAAACACTTGATGGTAAAGAGCCGGAAGACTTAACCGAAGATATTGAAAGCGCAAAACGGAAATATATTGAAGGACTTCTAAAAGGTTTACTAAACGACGAAGAGGAGGACTAACAAATGCAGATTACAAGAGGAAAGAAGGCGCGGGCTCAAAAAGTCGTTATCTATGGCCCGGAAGGAATCGGAAAGTCAACTTTTGCAGCACAATTTCCGGAGCCGGTATTCATCGACACGGAAGGCTCGACAGATAATATGGACGTGGCCCGGATGGATAAACCGACAAGCTGGGCCATGCTAAAGAATGAGATCGCATTTATCAAAGCGAATTCGGACGCTTGCAAAACGCTAGTCATTGACACGATTGACTGGGCGGAGCAGCTAGCTGTATCTTATGTATGCTCACAGCACCAAAAGAACGGAATCGAAGATTTTGGGTGGGGCAAGGGCTATACATACGTCCAAGAAGAAATCGCGCGCTTGTTGAATAGCTTGTCAGAGCTTGTCGATATTGGAATCAACGTTGTCTTAACCGCTCACGCTCAAATTAAAAAGTTCGAGCAACCGGACGAAATGGGAGCGTATGACCGATACGAATTAAAACTCGGACAAAAAACAAGCTCGAAAACAGCCCCACTTGTCAAGGAGTGGGCGGACATGGTGCTCTTCGCGAATTATAAGACGTTCATCATGACGACGGACGACGGCAAGAAAAAAGCGCAAGGCGGAGAGCGTGTTATTTATACCAACCATCGCCCCGCATGGGACGCTAAGAACCGTCACGGCTTACCGGATCAATTGCCGTTCGATTTTGGAAGTATCGCGCATATCTTCGCAACGAAACAAGTGACACCGCAAACACAAACTGAACCAGCACAAGCGGAAACGCAACAAACTGAAATTGCGGAAACACTAAATGCAAACGCGGACGACATTAAACAAGAGCGCGAAGTTGCTAAACAAGCACAAGAACAACCGCAACCACAAACAAGCGGCTTATTACCACAAGCACTTATCGACTTAATGACACCGCACAACGTTACAGAAAGCGAATTGCAAGACGTCGCATATATTCGCGGACATTTCCCAATGGGTACGCCAATCGAGAACTTCCCGAGCAATTATTGGGATATGATTGTTGCGAATTGGGACGCTACACTTGAAGTTATTCAAAACCAAGTACGCGCAAACCCTGAATTACCATTTAACACTAACAACTTATAATTTTTAAAACAAAAGGAGAAACAAAAATGACACAACAACAATTTAACAATACTAACAACTTTGACCGCGAATATGACTGGAACGACACTATCCAGAAGGATTCGGAATTTGTCCTATTGCCTGAAGGCTTATACTACTATACTGTTAAAAGCTATGACCGCGGACGTCACACACCGAACCCGCAAAACCCGGGCAAGTTACCAGCTTGCAACAAGGCAACGATTCACGTTTTGATTGAAGCAAACGAGGGCGAAAAAGAACTCACTCACAATCTATTCTTGCATAGCTCAACCGAGGGAATGTTATCCGCATTCTTTGGTTCAATCGGACAAAAACGTAAAGGTGAACCGCTTCGTATGGACTGGAACGCAATTATCGGTAAAGTCGGAGTATGTAAGGTGGGAATCCGTGAATACAACGGCAATAAATACAATGAAGTAAAAAGCATGATTTACGCGGAAGACGTGGATTATACAAAAGTTTTGAATGCACAACCGGGGCAAGCGATGTCTGGATATCAACAACCACAACAAGGATTCCAACAACCAGCGCAAGGATTCAATCCCGGTCAATTTTAAGGGGGTATAAATGGAATTACGGCCTTATCAGCAAGAGGCGCGGGAAGCCGTTCAGAAGGAGTGGACGGAAGGGCGAAAACGTACCCTTCTAGTCCTTCCGACTGGAACGGGGAAAACGGTCGTCTTTTCAAAAATTATTGAAGACCAAGTTAGAGAAGGAAAACGCGTCCTTGTCCTTGCTCACCGCTCTGAATTGCTAGACCAAGCAAGCGATAAACTCAAGACCGCGACGGGACTCGGTACAGCGCTAGAAAAAGCAGAGAATACCTCGATTGGCTCATGGTATCGAGTCGTTGTCGGTTCGGTTCAGACTATGCAACGAGAAAAACGCTTGAATCAATTCCCGCCTGACTGGTTCGATACGATTGTGGTTGATGAAGCGCACCACGCTATTTCAGACGGATATCAAAAAGTTTTAAACCATTTTAAAGACTCGGAAGTTTTGGGAGTAACGGCTACACCAGACCGGGGGGATATGAAGAATCTCGGTTCATACTTTGACAGTCTAGCCTATGAATACTCACTAGTACAAGCAATTAAAGACGGGTATCTTTCCAAAATTAAAGCCTTAACAATTCCGATTGACCTTGACTTGTCGAGCGTTTCAATGTCCGCGGGTGATTTTAAAGCTAGTGACGTCGGAACGGCACTCGATCCCTATCTGGTACAAATTGCGGATGAAATGGCTGAATATTGCAAGGATAGGAAGACGGTCGTATTTCTTCCACTTGTAAAGACTAGCCAAAAATTTCGCGATATCTTAAACGAGAGAGGATTCAAGGCGGCCGAAGTAAATGGCGAATCGAAAGACCGGGCAGAAGTGCTCGAAGACTTTGAAAAGGGACGATATAACGTTCTTTGTAACTCCATGCTATTAACGGAAGGGTGGGATTGCCCTTCAGTCGATTGCGTGGTGGTATTAAGACCGACAAAAGTCCGGGCGCTCTATTCGCAGATGGTAGGCCGTGGGACGCGTCTATTTCCCGGAAAAGATGAGCTTCTATTACTAGACTTCCTATGGCACACAGAACGGCACGAACTATGCAGACCAGCTCATTTAATTTGTGAAAGTCCGGAAGTGACTAAAAAAATGGTCGAAAACATGGAAGAAGAAACGGGCGTCGTGATTGACCTCGAGCAGATGGAAGTCAAGAGCGCCGAAGACGTCGTGGCAGAACGTGAAGAAGCCCTTGCGAAACAGCTTGCGGAAATGAGAAAACGGAAACGAAAACTTGTTGATCCGCTTCAATTTGAAATGTCAATTCATGCCGAAGACTTATCGAGTTATGTCCCTAGCTTTGGGTGGGAAATGTCCCCGCCTTCAGAAAAACAACTCAGAGCACTCGAAAAGTACGGTATTTTTACCGAAGAAGTTGGGAACGCTGGAAAAGCTAACTTATTACTTGACCGTTTAAATAAGCGTCAAAGTGAGGGGCTGACTACGCCGAAACAGATTCGCTTCCTTGAAAGTCGAGGATTTAAAAACGTCGGAATGTGGTCGTTTGAAAGTGCTAGCAATATGATTGACCGAATAGCAGCGTACGGCTGGAGATTGCCGGAAGGAGTCGTTGCAGAGGAATATATACCAAGTTAAGAAAGGAAAGAATGAAATTTTTAGATTTATTCGCTGGCATTGGTGGTTTTCGTTTAGGTATGGAGTCCGCTGGGCATGAATGCGTTGGATTTTGTGAAATAGACAAATACGCTAGAGCAAGTTATAAAGCGATACATAACACTGAAGGAGAAATAGAGTTACATGACATCACAGCAGTATCAGACGAGTCTATTCGAGGATTCGGAAGTGTGGACGTTATCTGTGGAGGATTTCCGTGCCAGGCTTTCAGCATTGCGGGACACAGACGAGGTTTTGAAGATACACGAGGAACTTTGTTCTTTGAAATCTGCAGGTTTGCATCTATTCTCAGACCTAAATATTTATTCCTTGAAAACGTCCGAGGATTGCTCAATCACGATGGGGGGGCTACATTTGAAACCATCATCCGAACCTTGGACGGATTGGGGTATGATGTGGAGTGGCAAGTACTTAACAGCAAAAATTTCGGAGTCCCTCAAAATCGGGAGCGAGTGTTCATTGTCGGACATCTTAGAGGACAACGTACCAGAAACGTTTTTCCTATCCTCAGAGAAAATGAAAAATCTGATAATCAACAGTCAAAAATCGAAATAGTAGGGAATACTAAAAATCCGAACGGAACAAGTCAAGGAACGGGCAGTGTTGTTTATGACTCAAACGGTTTAATTGGTACACTTTGCGCTAGAGATTACAAAGAACCTAAACAAATCGCTATACCAAATAAGATCAAACAATTTGGAACAATCCAACCAAACTATAACCAGAGCGGAGTCGTCTATGATACAGACGGAATAGCTCCAACGCTACGAGCGTACCAAGGAGGAAATCTTGAGCCTAAAATCAGAGTCAAGGAAGCAACAAAGCAAGGATATGCAGAAGCTGAAATTGGAGATAGTGTAAATCTATCACATCCGAACTCTAAAACACGCAGAGGGCGAGTAGGTAAGAAAATAGCAAATACTCTCTTAACTGGAGAGAGTCAAGGGGTGGTAGATCCTGATTTTAGGATTAGAAAGCTGACACCTAGAGAATGCTGGAGGTTACAAGGTTTTCCTGACTGGGCTTTTGATAAAGCTCAAGAAGTAAACAGCAACAGTCAATTATACAAGCAAGCAGGCAATAGCGTGACAGTGAATGTTATCGCTGCAATAGCGGAAAGGTTATAAAAAAGAAAGGGTAAAATGAACAACGAAAGAGAATTTGACTTATTGCCATTACTAGAGCATATCAACCCGGCCGTTTTATCCTATCAAGAATGGATAAACGTCGGGATGGCTCTAAAACATGAAGGATATACCGCGTCAGATTGGGACAACTGGTCGCAAAATGATAGTCGGTATCGCAAATTTGAATGTTTCAAAAAGTGGGACACTTTCAACGAACAAGCGGGCTCGATTGTAACTGGTGGGACAATCGTCCAACTTGCAAAAGACCACGGATGGGTGAACCCGTACTCAAGCGATAGCGAAGGCGCTCACGAATTAGACTGGAACGATACCATTGATAGAGATTATCGGGTTATCGATAAAAACTGGATTGAAGGTAAAGAGATTCATGAGCCTACAAACTGGAATCCGGTCCAAGAAATTATCCGATACCTCGAGGCCTTGTTTGAATCGTCTGAAAATGTCGGATACGTAACGGAAAGCTATCCAAAAGTAAACGACGAAACGGGCGAAATTGAAAAATGGCTTCCAACAAAAGGAGCGTATGACCGGACAGCCGGACAGTTAATTGAAGCTCTTAGTAAATGTAACGGCGATATCGGGGCAGTCCTCGGAGATTATCACCAAGAAGCGGGCGCGTGGATTCGTTTCAATCCGCTTGACGGTAAGGGCGCGAAGAACGAAAACGTGACCGACTACCGATATGCACTTGTGGAATCGGACAGTATGAGCGTTGATAAACAAAACGCAATCTATAAAGAACTTGAGCTTCCTATCGCTGCTCTTGTGTATAGTGGTAACAAGTCCTTGCACGCTATCGTGAAGGTGGACGCTGGAAGCTATGACGAATACCGAAAGCGCGTTGACTACTTATATAAGATATGCCAAAAGAACGGGATATCAGTTGATACACAAAACCGCAACCCGTCGCGCTTGTCCCGTATGCCGGGATTCGAGCGAAACGGACAAAAGCAATTTTTAGTTGATACCAATATCGGAAAAAGAAATTGGGAAGAATGGTATCAGTATATCGAAGACTTAAACGACGACTTACCTGATCCGGAAGGATTGGGGGATAGCTGGGACAATCTTCCAGACCTTGCCCCTGAATTGATTGAAGGAGTCCTTAGACAAGGCCATAAAATGCTGATAGCTGGACCGTCGAAAGCTGGGAAGTCGTTTAGCTTGATTGAAATGTCAATCGCAATCGCTGAAGGTCGAAAATGGCTAAATTGGAATTGTACGCAAGGCAAAGTTTTATATGTCAATCTTGAGCTAGACCGCGCTTCATGTCTTCATAGATTCCGCGACGTTTACGAGGCTATGGGATTGCAAGCAAACAACCTACAAAATATTGATATCTGGAACTTGCGCGGTAAGACCGTACCGATGGATAAGCTAGCGCCAAAATTGATTCGTCGTTCACTCAAAAAGAATTATATAGCGGTTATCATCGATCCGATTTATAAAGTCTTGACGGGTGACGAAAACAGCGCGGACCAGATGGCACACTTTACCAATCAATTCGACAAAGTAGCGACAGAGCTCGGGTGCTCGGTGATTTATTGCCATCACCATTCAAAAGGTTCACAGAGTAGTAAAAAGTCAATGGACCGCGCTAGTGGTTCGGGAGTATTTGCTCGAGATCCTGACGCCTTGATTGACTTAGTGGAATTAGAAGTCACGGAAGAATTATACACGCAACGGATCAATCATACGGCTTGCAGAATTTACAAAGAAGCCTTACAAGAAAAGAATAATACATATTATCAACAATATGTCAGTCTTGACGATTTATATAACGCTAGCAGCATGAGAGCACACTTTGAAAAGGGAATTCAAGACGTGCTAGAACGTGCTCCATACGTTGATAAAATCAACGATACACGTCGAGCGATTGAAATATCGACAGCGTGGCGCGTTGAAGGTACGCTTCGAGAATTCGCGAAGTTTAAACCGGTGAATATGTGGTTCTCTTATCCGGTACATTTCTTAGACGATTCGGGCATTCTTGCAGATATCCAGCTAGACGATGATAAGCCTATGTGGCAAAAAGGACAAGAGGGCAGAAAGTCAAAAGAACAAAATCAGAAAGAACGAAATGAGAAATTAGAAACAGCTTACTCGGCACTTTTTGACGGTTCTTCACCCGTAACCGTGAAAGAATTAAAAGAATATTTAGGACTAAAATCGACAAAATCAGTCGAAAATTATATCCGTGAACACGACGGTTTTGATATCAAAAAAGGAATTGTTTTTCCTATAAAAGAAAAGGAAAAATAGGAAAAATACTAGAAGAATTCTTAGGAAAAATACAGTATTTTTCTTTTCCGGTTTTGGAAAAAGTCCAGTATTTTTCTTTTCTTTCCGAAATTGGAAAAATAGGAAAAAGTCTAGTATTTTTCCGGAAAAATACAGCCTATACCATTAAAAATGGTATTAAAAGACTTTTCCTTCGTAAAGTCAAAGAGAAAAGGAAAAGGGGCTCAAGCTCCGCCCCTTTATCCTTTATCTCATCTTTGACAAAAGCGCGTATGGAAAAGCTAAAATAAAAAACTAAAAAGAAAAGGTAAAATATGAAAGTAAAATTTTTTAAGTCGAACGTGAGCTTCTTTTCACAATTTGAAACGGAAGTCAATCTTTTTTTAGAATGGCTCGAAAAAGAAAAAAAGGTCTGGGTGAATACCGAGATCAAAACTTTAGGTGAAGATGTCATGATATTTGTATTTTACGAGGACGAATAATATGATTGAATTCTTTTTACCGATGGAAAAAATTCCGACGACAACTCACCAGCAAAAAAAGGTAAACGTCCGAAATGGCAAACCGGTATTCTATGAACCGGTGGAATTGCAAAATGCAAGAGCAAAATTTGAAGGTTTGCTTGTGCGACACGTTCCCCCGGATAAAATTCAAGGCGCGGTTCGTCTTACTGTCAAATGGTGCTTTCCGATGATAAAAGAAGCACACGACGGGCAATATAAAACGACAAAACCAGACACAGACAATTTACAAAAACTATTTAAAGATTGCATGACGACAGTCGGATATTGGAACGACGACGCTCAAGTGGCTAGCGAAATTTCTGAAAAGTTCTGGGCGAAGATTGTCGGAATCTATGTCAAAGTGGAGGAATGGAACGATGAATTATATACATTTCTTTAGCGTGGAAGTTCCGGAATGGATGGCTAGAAGTAATCAGATGGCACAACTAGCCGGATTCGGTTCGGACCGGTATTGGCATTGGGTGGCGTCTTCGATTGCTGAAATCTGTAAAAAGTACAATGATAACGATCTAGTCGTGCAGCAATTCGGGCTCTTGTTTGAATGGTTAGAAGCGCAAGCGGAAGGAGCGAAAGCATGAAAGAAAAAACTTATTTTGAAATTTTGGAAGAAATGGAAGGGCAAAAAGATAGCGAACGTGAAAAGCGGATTGAAATCGGCGAAAAATGTTTGGACGCCATAAAATCATTGGAAAACAAAAACGAAATAATATCTGTTAATCATTTAGTCAGATTCAATGGTAAAGAATATGATATCTGCATTTCCGAATGGAAAGGAAAAAAAGATGGAGTACGTGAAATATGACAATGAGCAGAAAAAACGCTTGCGGGAAAATCTGAAAAAATTCACAGAGGAACAAGGACTCGAAAAAAAGAATTGGCAGACAAAATCGGGTGGGCTTACAATACAGTTATTTCATGGTTCAGAGGTTCACGCTTGCCAAGCCAATTCGGAATCGAAACTCTTTGTGATTTTTTTAAGGTGACAGACGTCGAATTGCTGGGCTCACCAATGAAAATCCGTACTTTTGCATATTATCGAAAAGACGAGCTAACAGCAGTCGGGACTTTACAAGAAATTGCAGACCAGACCGGAGCGAAGGTTCAGACGTTAAGGACCTTGATTGCTACAACGAAAAATGAAAAGAAGACACGGGGGACGTATATCATAGAGATTGAAGATGAAACGCGGTATATAGTCGAGTTTAAACAGACGTTTACGATCGATGAAATTAAAGCGAAAAATCTCGAATGGTTACTGGATAACCCGATGGTTGAATTAAAGGAAGTAACGGAATGAATAAACAAGAATTGATTAAACATATCGAGGATTTACCTTACAAAGAGGGCCTTATCGTCGATAAAATTGACATCAGCAGAAAAGGGCTTTTGGAACTAGTAAATCAACTAGACGAACCGCAGAAAGTCACAATCCCGCAATTTGTTGCGAATTGGATTGCAAACGTAAAAAGAAATGGTTTTAAATTCAGAAATTCTTCAAGGTTCTATGAAGAAATAGTATCAAGTGATGATGCGTATCGTGTTATGTATTACATTTTAAAAGAAAGCATTGCAGGGGAAGCTATAAGAATTTGGGTTAATGCGAATAGAGACACTTTTGCTCATGCATGGCTTGACGGCTACGAGGTCGAGAAAAAGAAACGGTATCGAGTGAAGATGAAAGGTATGTCCGAAGAGAATACATATCTGACATTTAGGTTTGGCCATACGTGGATGCTAAGCAATTTTGAAGAGTGCGAAGAATTTCGCTTGCATCACACCCGCAAAGAAATTGAGGATGCCGGCTTTGGTGAAGTGTTCAATAGTCCATTGTTTGAAGTTGAGGAGGTTGAAGAATGATATTATCGGACGAAGAGTATCTGGAATTTATAAAAGAAGGACAAAAATTTGCTTTGGAGAAACTCAAAGATTATTTCCAAAACGATGTAGAAAAGGAGGTTACTGAATGAAACGCTTTTTAATTGGCTATGCCTTACTAACGACTTGCTTGTTGTTTATGCAGCGGTCGATTATAGACGAGCAGCAGAAACCCTTACTTGTTTATCATGCAGATAATCAAGGATCAGGAATAAAAGGAATTGTAAGCGACAAGAAAAAAATAGGCAGCTTATACACGATAACAATAAATGATAATGTTTTTGTGATAAATGAACAAAAATATCAAAAAATTAAAATCGGGGACGAGGTGGAATTTTGAAAGTTTACGTTGTGAGAAAATACTTGAAGGCTACAAGGATGGAATGCAATCGAACATCACCGTTTGAAGAAGTCGAATTTCAAACGAAAGAAGAAGCGATTGCGTATAGACAATCACAAAAAAGAGGCGTCTTCGATATCTATCAAAAAGAATTTTAAAATGCTATCAGGCTAGAAAGGTGGGAAGTTTGAGAATTGAAACACGATACGGATATTTAATAGACGCGCTTAGACGCTATCCGTTCGATAAGGAAATAAAAGAACGTATCGAAGAAATTACTTTCCCGTACCAGAATTTTGACGAAAACTGGTATATCAAAAGTAAGACCGCAAAAAATACTCCCGAAGCCTTGAAAAATGTCATTATGAAAGAAAATGATCCAGAATTGATTCGACTTTATACGCTAACACAAGCGATTGAAGAATACAAGGCAGAATGCGGGGTTACAAATTGGGAAGCAATCAAGGCTCTTTATGTGACACGCTCAAAGAACGTTGAAGGAGTGGCACTCGAGCTCTTTATGTCGAAAAATTCGGTATATAGGCACGTTATCAAGCCGTTCTTTGAAGGACTAGAAAAGAAATATACAAGTATTTTTTTAAAAAGTCGCTAAAAGTTGGGAAAAGTGCACAAAAAAAGGTGATAAAATTGTATTATCAGGAGAAAAACGAAAAGAACTTTGTCAACCTTTCCATTCTACTAGACAGCCCTTTTTGGGCTGTTTTTTGGTGCTTATATGAAAATCGAAACAATAAATATTGCTGACGTGGTGGAATACGAAAATAACGCGAAATTACACCCGCAAGAACAAATTGAAAAAATAAAAAAATCAATCCTCGAATTCGGAAATAATGATCCTATCGCAATAGATGAAAATAACGTCTTAATTGAAGGACACGGAAGATTGAAAGCCTTAAAGCAGCTCGGATTTGATGAAGTGGAAGTTATTCGATTATCTCATTTGTCCGAAGAACAAAAGAAGGCTTATATCTTGGTGCATAATAAGCTGAATATCGATACAGGCTTCGACGTTGATTTATTAAACGCGGAATTGGAAGATATCTTCACCGTTGACATGAGCGAATACGGATTCGAGCTCCCGGGAATTGACTTTGGTTTTTCGGATGATACACCAAAAGAAGATGAAGGGGAATTTCATCGAGAAACAACAATCAATCAGTACAATCTCGATTTATTTGAACCCGGAAAAACTGAAGGGCGTTTTGAAATGCCTATTCTTGAACCGGTGGATCATATCCCTAAAAAGTTACAAGGATTTAATTACGTCCTAAACAAGCCCGATTATGAAGCGGGCGTTCATTTCTTCCTTGACGATTATCAATTCGAGAGAATCTGGCAACGGCCGGAATTTTATATTGAGAAATTAAGTCAATTCGATTGCGTGCTAACGCCGGATTTTAGCTTATATATCGATATGCCGGTAGCTATGCAAGTTTGGAACGTTTACCGCTCGAGGTTAATCGGTCAAGTTATGCAGCGTTACGGATATACCGTGATTCCTACTGTATCGTGGGGATATTCGGACAGTTTTTCGTTTTGTTTTGACGGATTGCCGGAGGGTGCTACACTTGCGGTTAGTACAATCGGGGTTAAACAAAATGAAGAACAATTTGAAATATGGAAAGACGGGATGGACGTCATGATCGAGCTGCTGAAACCGAAAAGGTTATTGGTTTATGGCGGCAAGGTTGAATATGATTATAGAGATATTGAGGTGCATTATTTCGAGAATGCAACGACAGAAAGGATGAAACATGGAAGCTAAAAAGCTAAAAGAATTATTTGAAAAATATTTAAACATGATAAATTTAGGGGACTATTATCTATATAGTGATCTGGAATTGTATCATGTTAAGACTGGAGAGTCGCGTTTTTATGAAACGGTTGAAGAAGTAGTGGCAGATAAAGAAGTCAATGCCTTGCTTGACGGGATTCAGTTTAATATCTTTTCTGGTGGCCGTGGTGCAAGTTCCGGCAAAAGTGGAAAAGGTAGTAAGGGCGAATTAGGCGGAGGTTTTACGAGTGCAAAAGATGGAGAGGACAAATCGTATTCCGCGAATCCGGCGCCGTTTAACTATGGCGGGAGAAGTCAAAATTTAGATTCAGTCGTCAGTAAATTTATAAACGATTATGGAAGCGCAAAAAGAGAATATGCGGTATCAGTTGACGATCAGGGATTCGCTCACTCTTACAGAATTGGAAATGCTCATAGTGTTAGTATAATTGCTGGTCCCGGCCATACAGTAGTACATAATCACCCGGGCGGGGGGAATTTCTCAAAAGCCGATCTTTTAAATACCGCTGGTTCAAACAGAAAAGGAATCATTGCAACGAATAAAGACAGTTATTATCATTTTGAGAAAACTCAAAAATTCGACGCTAAAGGATTCACGAAAGCGGTAAATAATGCGAAATGGCCTAAAAAAATGTCATACGACGAAGGTTCGGATTGGTGGCTTCGCAAGAACGCTGGCAAGTTTGGTTATAAGTACGATAAAAAGAAAGTCGGGAATATCGGAACAAGCGATTATACAAAATTAAGTGGTGGTGGTTACATTTCGCCGTCGAGTTTACCATTCTAAAACTCTAAAACAAATTAAACAGTAAGGAGGGGAGGCGATGTCGAACGAAAACTTGATTCCACTTAACGAGCGAACAAAGGACGAGCAAAGGGAAATTCAGAGAAAAGGCGGTATCGCCTCCGGGAAAGCTCGAAGGGAAAAAGCAGACCTAAAAAAGAAAGTAAACGAGATATTATCGATGGACGTCTTCAGTCCGCAACTCAAAGAAACGCTCGAAGAAAAGGGCTTGAGCGCTACAAACCAAACGGCAGTCGTGACGGTGCTTCTTCAAAAAGCTCTAAAAGGCGATATGCGAGCGATTGAGTTATTGGCTAAGATGAACGGCAACGAGGGCACGAAAGATAGCCTTGATAAGAAAGAGCAGAAAGAACGCGTCAAGGCTATGCAACTCGAGAACAAGAAACGCGAGCAGCAGCTTGAAGGTGGGGTTGCTTCCGAGGATATCATGGCTGATTACTTCGACAAGCTGGAAGGGGTGATTCAAGATGGCACTTGACCGGCTTTATACGGACAAACAAATTAAAATCTTGAGGCGTTCCCTTGCCCGTGATTGGTATATGATGATAAACCACGGGGCAGTACGGGCCGGAAAGACTAAGCTCGACAACGATCTATTTTTAATGGAATTGAAGCGCGTTAAAAAGAACGCTGCAAAAGTTGGGGTTCAAACTCCGATGTATATCTTAGGGGCGGTATCGTCCGGGACGCTTCAAACAAATATCTTGCGCGAGATCACAGACGCTTACGGGCACGAATTCCGTTTTGATAGGCACGGCAATTTTACACTTTTCGGGGTGTATGTCGTGACAACGTTCACGGGCTCGATAGCGGGGTTGAAAGCTATTCGTGGTATGACAGCCTTCGGAGCTTATGTCAACGAGGCGACGCTGGCGAATAAAGAAGTATTTGACGAAATTTTGAAACGTTGCTCGGGGTACGGTGCGCGTATTATATGTGATACCAACCCGGACCATCCGAAACATTGGCTTAAAGTTGATTATATCGATAAGGCTGACGGCGAGAAAATACTTGCCAATCATTTTACAATTTTTGATAATACATTCTTGAATCAACGATATGTCGATAACTTGATCGCAACGACGCCTTCCGGTATGTTTACCGAACGCGGTATCTATGGCCGTTGGGTGATTGGTGAAGGTGCGGTATATCGTGACTTTAAAGAAGATATGTATATCAACGAATTGCCCGAGCATTTTGCGAAGATTTACGCGGGGGTTGACTGGGGTTATGAGCACTACGGCTCTATCGTGGTCGTGGGGCAAACTGAGGCCGGCGATGTGTATATTTTGGAGGAACACGCTTACCAGTACAAAGAGATTGATTTTTGGGTGGACCTTGCAAAAGATATAAAAGCCCGTTACGGTGATATATTCTTCTGGGCGGACTCGGCACGTCCCGAGCACGTCGGACGGTTTAACCGCGAACGGCTAAAGTGTTTTAATGCTTACAAGTCAGTATTATCTGGAATTGAAGAAGTGGCAAAGCTCATGAAGGGCGGTCGCTTTTTTGTTGCTTCAAATAAGGTACGCAAGTTCAAAGATGAAATATATCAGTATGTTTGGAACGAGCGAACGGGCGAACCAGTCAAAGAGCATGACGACGTTCTGGACGCGGTAAGGTATGCGATCTATTCACAACACGTTTACGATACGAGCAGCACAGTAAAAGAACGTATGGCAAGCGCTCAATACTATTTCTAAAAGGAGGAATAAAAGAAATTGGAATTCTTAAAAGGACGACGTTTTGACGAAAACGCGAATCGTCAATTCATGATGACAATCGAAGATTTTGAAACAATCGAATTTGAAAGTCAGAAATGGATTGCACGGCTGAAAAATTTCGTCGGAACTCACCGAGCGGAACAACTGGACCGCTTGAAAGAACTGAAACGATATTATCTAGCTGATAATAATATCAAGCATCGCGACGAGAAAAGCGATAAATACAGCGCAGATAATCGAATCGCGAGCGATTGGGCGAAATATATTACTGTTTTTGAGCAAGGGTATATGCTGGGGAATCCGGTCGAATACAAGAACGAAAACGCAGAAATTCAAGCCTTAATCGATAATTTTAGCAAACAAAACAACGAGCAAGATCATAACGTGGCTATCAAAACAGACTTAGCTATTTATGGCCGAGCTTATGAATTGCTAAATACGTTTAAGGATGTGGACGAAAGCGTTTGGGTGAAGTTGTACCGAATGAACCCGGAACAGACTTTTGTCATTTATGATGATAGTTACGAGCAGCGCTCTTTGATGGCAGTCAACTATTACTCTATCAGTTACGGGAACGGACACAAACGCGATTTTGTGAAAGTATATACCGATGATGCTATATATGAGTATGTGGACGATAATCAGGAAGCGGACACGCTTCGACTGAAAGAAAAAAGCGAACATTTCTTTAATGGCGTACCGGTGAACGAGTTTAGCAATAACACAGACCGAACCGGAGCGTTTGAAGCCGTGCTTGACTCTATCGACGCTTACGACTTGTCACAGTCGGAACTTGCTAACTTCCAACAAGATAGTAACGAGGCTTTACTGGTTATTTCGGGCAATCCGTTTACCGGGGTTGACGATAAGGACTTTTTAGAAGATGGTCGAATCAATCCGAACGGTCGCTTGGCTGTTTCGCAGTCATTCAAGAAAGCAAAAATCTTAGTTCTTGACGATAACCCGATTCCGGGAGGTTCTTCACCATCGGCTCATTACTTAATTAAAAGTTATGACACGGCTGGAGCGGAAGCCTATAAAGAGCGCTTAGTAAATGATATTTTACGCTTTACGTTCACGCCGGACACAACCGATAGCAATTTCGCTGGCACACAGTCAGGCGAAGCGATGAAATATAAGATGATGGCAGCGGATAACTATCGAGGCAAACAAGAGCTTTTATTTGAAAAAGGGCTCATGCGTCGCTTACGTCTAGCGGTCAATATCTGGAAAATCAAGGGGAATGATTCTGGGAATTATAACCTTATCAATCAGACCGATATCGTATTCACTCCGAACCTTCCACAAAACAATAATGAACTGGTGGCAATCGTTAAGAATCTTTACGGCGTCGTAAGTGAACAAACTATTGTCGAAATTCTTGAGCGCGTGACTGGAGTCAATGCTGAAACGGAATTGAAACGACTGAAGGAAGACACAGAAAAGGCGCTTGAAATGTTACCACGAATCACACAAGAAAACGAGGTAGCGGATGAACAAACTGAAGAAGCTAACAAGCCATGATGAATACTGGACGGGACGCGCTCGAGAAATATTCGAGTACGTTGACCGAAAAGATATTGATTTTTTTGTTGAGTTAGAAAAAACTTACCGGGCGCAGTCGGTGAAGCTACAAAAAGCGATTTTTGACTTTTATACAAAATACGCTGAAGGGCACGAAATGACCTATCAAGACGCTATGAAACGCTTGAGGGGTGAAGATTTAAGTGACTATGTGGAAAATGCTCGGAAGTATCGCGAGAAAGCTGAAAGCGATCCGGAATTATTGAACCGTTTAAACGAACAATATTCGGCAGCTCAAGCACTTAGGATTGAAGCCTTACACGCTGAAGCAGTATATCGCGCTGGCGTGCTTGCTGGGGCGCTTCATAAGAGTTTTGAAAAGTATCTATACGACGTTGCAGAATATGCTTATAAAAAGGCACACGGTGGCCGTGCGGGCGCGGTCAATCGTCCAGCATTTGAAGAAGTTATCAAGACGCCGTTTAATGGTCGGAACTATTCCGAGCAACTTTGGGGGAATACTGACACGCTAGCAGATAGCTTGAAGAAGGTTTTCCGTCAAGGCTTCATTCGTGGCGATAGCCCGCAAGAAATGGCTCGAGAAATCCGAAAAGAGTTCAACGTGGCACGCTCGAGGGCTGAAACGCTTGTCCGAACGGACGCGACGGCAGTTATAAACCGCGCAACCATAAAACGATATAAACGCGAAGGCTTGAAATATTATCGGATTTTGGTCGTTTTAGATAATCGGACGACTCAAATTTGCCGGCGAATTGCACAAGAGGACAAATTATATAAACTCGAAGAAGCACAGACGGGCGTCAATATCCCGCCGTTTCATTATAATTGTCGATCTACTATTATGCCGGATGAAGGCGAATTGAACGGGGAAGGAGTGGAAGAAAAAGATGATGTTTAATATCTGGGACCTTGTTTCTTGGGCTGCTGGTTTAATCTGTTTTTCTGTTTTGGTTCTGGTAGGTTGGTCTATCATTGCCGGACTGATTGACGGAATTAGACAAGCGAATAAAGAACGTTCAAATAGATAGATAAGGAGGTGATCCGTTATCTTGACAAACGGGAATAGACCGTTATCGTCCAGACTATGCGGAAGACTTTAAAAGCTGCATTGTTTCGCCGCCGGGCGTAAAACGAGAATATCGATTGATGGCGTAACCATCGGAGGAAAACAAATGTCAGAAAATACACAAGCAACCGTTGAAACTGAAGCTATTGAGCAAGACGTCACTCAAGAAGAACAAGTTGAAACCAAGCAAGAGAAGTCAGAGCGTACCTTTACACGGGCAGAAATTGGCAAAATGCTAGCGGCTGAACGTGCGAAGTGGGAAGACGAACAAGCGGAAATTATCGAACAAGCGAAAAGCGAAGGTGAACGCTTAGCTAAAATGACAAAAGACGAGCGCGCAAAAGAAGAAGAAGCGCGACGAATTCAAGCGATCGAAGAACGTGAGCGCGTACTTGCAGAAAAAGAAATGCGAGTAGCAACTCAAACGCTTTTGAGTGAAGAAGGATTGCCGGTTGAATTCTTGAATTTTGTTATTTCAGAAACGGCGGAAGTCACCAAAGAAAAAATCGGGCTATTGCGCTCGGTATTCGATAAAGCGGTAGAAAGTCGCGTCGATGAACGCTTGGCGCAGAAAGCACCACGAAAGGGAACTGGACCGGTATCGCTGACAAAAGCTGAAATTATGGCGGTTGAGGACGACGAACAACGTCAAGCCTTGATTGCTGCAAACATTGGACTATTTAAAAATTAGAAAGGGCTAAAATATGGCTGAAAATAAATTAACAACTATGAACGACTTGGGCGAAATTAAGTCTATTGATTTTGTCAACAAGTTTTCTAAAAACATTAACGACTTGCTTCGTCTTTTGGGCGTAACACGTCGTCAAGAATTGACAAATGACCTTAAAATCCAAACGTACAAATGGACGACTGATATCGATAACACGGTAACGGCTGAAGGTGAAACAATTCCACTTTCAAAAGTAAGTCGTGCGAAAGATCAAGAATATACTGTAACATGGTTCAAGAAACGCCGTGCGGTATCTGCTGAAGCTATCGCCCGTCACGGTGCGTCACGCGCAATTTCCGACGCTGATACACGTCTTCTTCGCGAAATTCAAAACGGAATCAAAGAAGATTTCCTAACTTACCTTAAAAAGACAAAAACTAAAGTCAAAGGTAAAGGCTTGCAAGAAGCACTTGCGCAAAGCTGGGGTAAACTAACAACTGTAAACGAGTTTGAAGGCTCTCCGCTTGTATCATTCGTAAGCCCGCTTGACGTTGCAGAATACCTCGGAAATACTCCGGTCGCTTCTGACGCTTCAAACGTTTTCGGTTTTGTACTCTTGCAAAACTTCCTCGGTATGCAAAACGTTATCGTCATGCCATCATGTCCGAAAGGTAAGATTTACACAACAGCAGTCGAAAACTTGGTATTCGCTTATCTAAACGTTGCTAACGGTGACTTGGGCGGATTGTTTGCAGACTTCACCGATGAAACTGGCGTGATTGCTGTAAGCCGTGACCGTCACTTGAACAACCTTACTTTTGAATCTGTATTCTTTGGAGCTAACGTTCTTTTTGCTGAAATTCCGGACGGCGTGGTTGAGGCTACAATCGAAGCACCGGCAGTAGTACCCGGCGGATAATTAAGAGGTAAACGATGGCAGCTATTGAACTAGAAAAAGTAACGAAAGAAATTCGTTTATTGAAAGGAATTCCGGAAAGCGACAAAGAACAAGACGAACTTTTGGCCTTAATTGTGAAGGATAGTTTCGAGCGTATTATCGCGTTCGTCAACCGCTTTTCGGACTTTCCATTGGCAGAATTGCCGGATAGCGTAAGTTATATTCTTCGTGATGTGGCTGTCAGTCGATTTAACCGCTTAAACTCTGAAGGGGCAACCGCTGACAGCGAAGAAGGCCGGAGCTTTACTTGGGAGGATAGCTATCTAACAGATGATAACAAGGCGATTTTGGAAAGCCTAGCAGTCAAAAATCGCGCCCGTGGAATTGCTAGATTTATTTAAAAAGGGGGCGCGTATGATTTATAATGATCGCGTTGTTTTGATTTTTGAAACACGTCCAAGCGATGAATTATTCGAGAAAACGGGAAAGCGTAACAGCTCCCCGATACCTTGTATGAAAAATGCCATGTCAAACTATGAAATGATGGGGCTTTTTGGAAAGTACGACTTCGACGCGTTCAAGTTGCACTTACAAGGTATTCATAAAGATTTTTCCGAAGTGATTTACAAAGGGCGTAAGATGAAAATCAAAGGCAAAAGATACCATCATAATAGCACGGTGATTTATTTATGAGTTTTACTTATAAAGTTAAGGGGCTTGATAAGTTCATTCGTCGCGTACAAGGTAAACCAAAACAGGCAAGACGGGCAGTAAGCGCGGAGCTTCAACGTTCGGCCTTACGGGTTGAGCGTAAAGCTAAAATGAAAGCAGCAGTCGATACCGGATTCATGCGGAACGGTATCTTTGTTTCTCGTTTAGGAATGTTACGATACAAAGTAACGTCCCCGGCTGGTTACTCCGTCTATGTGGAACTTGGAACGCGTAAAATGAAGGCGCAACCTTTCCTCGGTCCGGCAATGAAAGAAGAAAGTGAGGTTCTATTCAAGAACCTTCACAAAATGTTTAGGAGGTGATTTATGACTTTTGAAACACCTTCAGTAAAAGCGCTCGCGAATATTCGCGAAAAATTGAAGCCGTTAAACCTTCCGATTTACTTTAATCTTCCAGAACCGAAAACGCTAGAACCGTTTATCGTTATCGGTCAAACGAGCTCTGACACGTCGAAAACAGTCCAAACGGGGCTTATTATCGAGGATTTAGGTGTTCAGGTGGATATATTCCTACCGGGCGATGAAAGTCGCGGAGAGGTCGAAAGAGTGCGCTCTGAAGCTATCAGGCGTATCGGAAGAAATTCGAGAATGGCTACAAATGTTTTAAAAGATAATACAGTAGGCCGTGAGGTCTATCATATCGTTTTAAATTTAACAGAAATTATTTATTAAAAAGGAGTTTTAAAATATGAGTGAAGCAGAAGACAAGGCAAAAATTAAAATTACGATTGCTAAGCCAATCGTAGGTAAAAAAGTATTTTACTTTATTCAATCAATTCACGCAGAAAAAGGCACGGGAGCAATGCTTCCAGCTTATCGTAAAGATGGCTCTACCACAATGGGTGGGGAATACATCGACGAGCAAACACAACAAGGGCGTTTGCTTGAAAAAGCAACTGACGAGCACTCAATCGAGTTGACTCAATATTTTGCACCAAAAGATCCATCAGTTCAAGTTATCTTGGACGCTCAAAAAACGGGTGAATCGGTCAAAATTTGGCGCGTTATCGTTGACGAAAGCGTAAAAGACACGTCAACTGGAAAAGATACTTATCCAGCGCAATTCGGTTACGGTAAAATCACAGACGATATCGAATTCGACGACGCGATTGATGGATTTACTGAACTTAACTATACAGTCGGAATCGTTGGACGTCTTCGCGACGGGAAATTCCCGCTTTCAACGGAAGAAATCAATATGCTTAATGAAGTATATGATTACCAAAATCCGGGCGAAACAACTGGCGATTACAACAACATCACACGCTAATTTTTCAAGCAAGAGGGTCGTCAAAAGCCCTTTTGCTTTTATTTTTTTAACTAAAAGGAGTATAAACTATGGAATTTACAGTCGGAAGCCGTTCAATCGAAATTAAATTTGATTATATGCTTATGTTTAAAGTCAATCGTGAATTATCAAGTCGCGACGACAACGGACAACCAAACGAGGACGGCGTGGGCGCGTTATTCCTTCGAGTAGTTGAACGTAACGATTCGGCCTTGGTTGACTTAATCAAGCTATGCGCGTCTAAAAAAGCGAAAGCTATTTCAGACGAGGAAGCATTGACAGCTATTTCAGCTAAATTGGAAGAATTGGACGCGACAACTACCGAGCCAATCTTTAAAGCTATTGAAGAAGAAATGGTGGATTCAGGTTTTTTCAACGAAAAAGTTTTGAAGTATATCGAGAAGCTCGAGTTGGCCTTGAAGTATTTGAAGGCGAAAGCAGAAACAGCACAAGATCAAGCGACGGCACAATTCCAGATCGAACAAACGGAAGCACAAATTGGAAGGTTGAAGAACGCAATCTCTTAATCGAGTGCGCCCGTTTAGGTCTAACAGATACACGAATCATTTATTCTTGCAGTAAAAGGGAACTTGACGCGATTCGCGAAGGTCTATACTATCGCAGTATTGAAGAAAGAGAGAATCTTGTCGAGCTTGCCTTCAATTTAAGATACACACTTAACGCTAAAAAAGCGGAAGTAAGTAAATTGAGTAAGAAAAAGGACCGCGATAAAGTTAGACGCTTATTCAGTCCAAAAGACAACGACAAGAGAAATAACGAGGATTTACTCGCGAAAATCGAACGATTGAACGAGCATTTCCGAAATAGACATTAAAAAAAGAAAAAAGGAGGTGAAGTGATGGCTTTTGATGGCTCAATCGAAGCCCTTATTGGTGCGGATTTAACCGAATACGATAAGGCAATGAACGAGGTCGTGAATTCAACTAAAAAAGCGTTTGAAACGGCGGCGCAATCTGCTTCTAAAAGCGCCAATCAGATGATTCGCGAAGTTGGGGAATTGATGAACCGACTAGCAAGCAACAATCAATCGATGGGTTCTAAAATCGGTCAAGGTCTGACTGGTGGGTTAAAAATCGCTATGGGTGAGCTTCAGCGTGTCGCTTCAAACATTGGCGCGAAATTGCCCGAACCCTTGAGAAATGGCCTTATTCGTCTATCAAATGATATAAAAGGCATTTTTGGGACGATGAAAAACGAAATTTTGTCGTTCGGTTCAAAAGTTAATTCAGGGTTTAAAAAAGCGTTTAGTTTTGACATCGCAAACGCGATAAAATCACCAAAAAGCGCTTTTGCAGAAATGGCGAACAGTATCGACTCGATGGCGACACGAATTAGCTCAAAAGCTCATTCAATCGGTTCGGTATTTGCGAATTCTGCTAAAAATATGAGTGGGCCTTACAAGTCCGCGTTTAATGACATCGCCAATAGTTTAGCAGCTTTCGAGGCTCGCGTCTTGTCAGCAGCACAACGAGTGACAAGCTCGCTCGGTCAAAGGGTTTTAAACCCTATCAATTCTTCATGGTCTAGCTTGTTTTCAAGTTTGACGACGAAAGTAAATAGCTTCGCGAATCGAGTTAGTAACTCATTCGGTGGGCGTTTGTTATCAGCAACGAATAAGCTCGCGACACAAGTCGGAGGAACGCTCGGAAATGCGTTTCAAACAACCGGACATAAAGCCGTTAGTGCTTTAACTGGAATTGTGAGCCATACGAACAGCGCTACAAGTGCTTCTAGTGGTTTATTAAAACAAGTTATCGCAGTCGCTGCTGCATATAAGGCTTTTGATCTTGGAAAGCAAGCAATCAAGAGCACCGTTTCAAAAGCGGCCGAGTTCGAGGCTAAAATGAGCAATATCAAGGCGGTTACTGGCGAAAGCGAAGAAACGATGAAGAAATTCAACGACGCAGCTATTAAAGCCGGGGCAGATACAGCCTTTTCAGCAGCGGAAGCAGCGGACGCCGTGGGTGAACTAGCAAAAGCTGGGGTTTCCACGCAAGACATCCTAAACGGTGGACTTACCGCGTCGCTTAACTTGGCAACCGCCGGGGAGCTCGACTTGAAGGAAGCGGCGGAAATTACTTCGACAGCTTTAAACGCGTTCAAGCGTGACGGCATGAATGCAACGCAAGCAGCGAACCAACTCGCGGGGGCAGCGAACGCTTCAGCGACAGACGTTCACGAATTGAAGTACGGGCTTTCTATGGTCGCGCCGGTCGCTTCAGGGCTTGGCTTATCATTCCGTGATACCACAAACGCCCTCGCAGTATTCGCGCAAAATGGACTTAAAGGTTCAGACGCCGGGACATCGCTCAAGACAATGCTTATGAACTTGCAACCTTCAACGAAGGGGCAATATCTAGCAATGCGCGAACTCGGAATCATAACCGCGGATGGAGCGAACCAATTCTTCACAGCAGAAGGAAAAGTCAAATCGTTCGCGGAAATTTCTCAAGTTTTGAAAGATAAGCTGGGAGGTTTAACAGACGCAGAAAAACAAATGGCCTTGAAGACGTTATTCGGTACGGACGCGGTGCGTGCTGCAACTATCGCGATGAACGAGGGGGCAGATGGCGCAAATAATATGCAAGACGCTATCGATAAAGTCACAGCTTCACAAGTGGCAGCGGAAAAATTGAATAACTTAAAAGGGGCTATCGAGGCCTTGAGTGGTTCGTTTGAAACGTTGCAAATCAAGGTCGGAACGGCAGTCTTGCCGGTGCTTACAACGTTAGTAAAATACGTTGATAAGTTAGTGGATAAACTTTCCAACTCTAAAGGTTTACAAACATTCCTTGACGCTTTAAACTCATTGAATCCAGCTCTTAATCAGTTTTTGAACGGAACAAAAATGACCGAGGAACAAGCGCGCAAATTTGAAAGTACAATGGTTAGACTCAAACCAGTTATCGCTGGTGTGGTGGGTGCTTTTGCGTTTGGTCCAGCAGTCAGTAATCTTTCCTCACTCTCTAAAGGATTGGGGTTTGCTGCTTCTAAAACGCTAGAATTCGGAAGTGCTTCGTCTGGGGCGTTGAAAACTGCTAGCGGGTTAATATCTAACTTCACGGGTAAAATGGCGGGAGTTCCGGGGGTTATTGGAAGCGCTGCTTCACAAGGCCTTTCGATTTTAAGTATGATGACAAGCGGAATTTCTTCAGTCATGGGAATTGCTCTTGCTGCTATTGGTCCAGCAGCTATTCTCGGGCTTGTTGTCGCCGGTTTAGGTTTAATCAATAGCCAATTCGGAAAACAGATAGATCAGTTATTAAACACGGTTACAACTAAAGGACCACAAATTATTCAGAAACTTGTTTCGGGTATCACGTCACAAATTCCAGTGCTTATCGCTTCCGGTGCGGAATTGATCGCAAAACTGGCGCAAACATTCGCGACAATGTTTCCGGTTATTGTAAACGCCGGAATTCAGCTTATTGCTAGCTTAGTGCAAGGAGTGGGACAAAACGCCGGCTCTTTAATATCTTCAGCGATAACGATTATCGGAACGCTTGTAAATTCGTTACTATCAGCATTACCGCAATTAATTTCTATCGGTATGCAATTACTGGTAAACGTAACACAAGGAATTTTACAAAATATCCCGCAATTACTTTCAACCGCTCAACAAATTGTGACGAACTTTATCAATAACTTGCAAGCGAATTTCCCTCAGATTTTAGAACAAGGGATTCAAATTTTGACGAATATCGTCAATGGTATCGTTCAAGCGTTGCCAACGATTATTCAAATTGCGACACAAGTTATTGTCGGATTTATCCAAACGATTATCCAAAACTTGCCGGCTATCTTGCAAGGTGGTATTCGTTTAATTGTTACATTGGTTCAAGGTTTAATTCAAGCCTTACCACAGATTGTACAATCTGGCGTACAAATTATCGGGCAGTTAATCACGGGAATCGCTCAAGCCTTGCCACAACTTATTATGGCCGGAATTCAGCTTATCGTTCAGCTTGTCGCGTCTATTATTACGGGCTTGCCGAAGATAGTCGCAGCAGCGGGCGAAATTATCATGGGATTCGGTAAAGCAGCGCTCGAGTTCATTCCGAACGCGCTTAAAGGCATAGGCGAAGCAGTAGGAAACTTCTTCGGTGGTCTATGGGATTTTGTTTCTGGCAAGTCTGAAGAAGGCGGAGCGAAGGTTCAAGCGGCAATCAATACGACATCAGACAATATCGAGGCTCGAAGCGGAACGACAACGGCTAAAATAACCGCGGACTCTTTACTTGCAAATACGGGCGTAAGCACAAATTACCAACAAATGCAATCGAGCGTTAGCACGTCCACGGACGCTATGTTAATGGACGTCAATAATAATATGCTGGGCATTAACAATAGCGCTACAACTCAGACTACGACAATGCAGCAAAATGTTTCGTCAAACTTTAGTCTTATGAACACAAACGGGACTTTGCAAGCTCAACAATTCGCGACAAATAGCAATACGGCGTTTACACAAGCGCAAACAAATGCGACATCGCAAACGAGCACCATGAGTTCAAACGTTGTTTCAAACGTTAGCGATTTAAACGCGAACGCAAGCTATCAACTAGATCAGTTGCTTAATAACGCGAACGCAAGCACGGCCGGAGTATCGACTACCGCGAATACGAACGCTTCTATTGCAAATTCTGGAGTTGTTTCCAATTTCCAACAAATGCAAACGGGCGCAACAACCGCAACAAATACGTTAGCAACAAACGCGGAATCTGATTTCAATCGCGTTTCAAAAAGCGCGGAACAATCAAGCTCGCAGTTATCGCAATCGATTGCGAAAAATTATCAAGAAATGCAAAATACAGTTGAAAAAGCTATGCAAGCGACAGCTCAAGCGGTTCAAGCTGGACTTGATAAAATTTCACAAGTTAGCAATCAAAGCGGTTCGCAGATGGCTAAAGCGTTCAATGATACGTTTAGCAATATTACGACAAGCGCAGCTAGCGGAATGAACTATTTTGGTAACACAATACAAGCTGGACTCTCTCGCGTTACGTCGCTAGTTTCTAGCGCGAACAATAACATCAGCGCAACGTTTAGAAGCCTTCCGGGCTTGTTAAGTAGTGTCGGTTATAATGCGGGGATTGGCCTATATAATGGTCTTGCTTCAATGGCTGGGGCTCTGTATTCACTAGCGAATAGTATTGCTTCAAATATTGCGGCAACCATGCGGTCAGCTCTTTCTATTCATTCACCTTCACGAGTAATGGATAAGATAGGGGGCTTCACGGGTGAAGGGCTCTATAATGGTATGTCTAGCTGGGTGAAAGATATTTACGACGTATCGAAACAATACGCGCAAGCTATCACGGATCAAGATTACCAAACAAATAGCGTACTTACCACATCCGCAAGCGTTACAAGTGCGGGCGTTCGTTCTTCGCTTGAAAACTTGAGCGACGACGTTAAAAACTCGCAATTATCTGAACGTAAATTTGAAGTCCATAACGAAATAGTGGGCGACAAGATTTATACAACAATCAAAGAGAAAGACGCTAGAAAACAAGCACTTTCTGAATATTTCACATAAGGGGGACTCATGGATTTATTGATTGAAAAAGACGGTCAGGCTCGGAGATTGTCCGAGCTGGGCTTATATAATATCACGGTCGATGATTCTTCCCCGGCCGTGGATATTTCGACACGAACGGTAAAAGGTCGCAATGGCCGAATTTTTGACGGATTGACCTATACCGAAAAAACAATAGAAGTAAAAGCAAGGCTTACCGTCCCAACGATGGAAGCCTTTTTTGATAAAAAAGACGAATTAAACCGGTACGTCTTGGGGGATGATGGTTTTTACATTACCAAAATGCACCCCGAACGCGATGATTTATACGAGTTCGAGTTAGCCGGACAAACAACGGGCGAATTAAATCTTAGAGCGATACCTCATAGAGCATGGAAATATCGTTATAAGGTCGTCAATAATGGTTCGGTTGAATATGAGTTTATCGGAAAATCTTCCGCTGGCTTGAAGTATAACGTTTCTTTTGGTTTTGTGACCGCGGAATTGCCGTATGGTGAAACAGTTCCGAAAGATATCACACTTTCAACAAATACGTTTGATTATGCGGGGACGGCTACACTTAGTCAGTTAGAAGTTCCGTTTATTGTTGAACTGACAGCAAATGCTCAACAAACGAATTTCTTCCTTGAGATTGACGGGCGACGATTTACATATAATCACGCTCAAACGCCTATCCAATCGGGCGACAAGTTAAAACTAAAAGGGATAGAAACTCAATTATTTACTGGTTCTACTGGTGAAAATGTCAATAATCGGACGAATTTTGAATATTTCGTGATTAAACCGAAAGCGAATAAAAAAATCCCGTGGTCTTCAAATTTTAAAGGCACAATCAAGATAATCGGATTCAAAGAGCTATACAAATAGGAAGGAGGTAAACATTGCTTACATTTTACAATGAAAAAGGCGAAGGTTTTGGAGCACAAGTTGAATTCACGGTAAAAAATGCTGTAAATGGTGAGCGTTCCGTTTCAGGGACTATTATTTCAAATGATAGAGTTTTATCTGGAATTGATATTGGCTGGAAATTTGAGCTTAACGGCGAATTTTTCACCATCGTTTTCGCCAAGCCTCGGGACGAAGGACGCAATCTTTCCGTTTCCTTCGACGCCGTCCACCAATTCTTTTACGACTTCGAGCACTCGAACTGTTATAGCGAATTCAACGGATCACATCGTTTTGAAGTGTATATTGAAGCTATCTTCAAAAATAGCGGTTATCGATATCAGATTGAGCCAAGCGTAAGAGTGAATTCTATTCGTAAAGAAAATTTCGGAAATGCCAAGCGCTTAGAAATGTTTAAAGATATTATTAAAGCTGCCGGGCTCGAGTTTTCTGTTTCCGGAAAAGTCGTCTTAATTACTAAAAAAATCGGTTCGGATCTTTCGACAGTCGTCCGAAAAAATTTTAATATGAATGAATTAGTGATTGAAAAGAATATCAACAAGTTCATTACATATAAACGCGGATTTGGGGCGTGGAAGGATGAAGAAGATCATAGCAAGGGACGATATACGTCCGAATATGAAAGTCCACTAGCTCGTATCTATGGACGTATCGAAGGCGAACCGGTAACAGATGAACGGTATAAAGATACCGGAAAGCTATTAGAACGCTTAAAATCCGACGTGGATAACTCATACTCGATATCAGTCCAGCTCGATATGGAAGATTTAACCCGAGCCGGCTATCAATACACGCAACCGCGGGCCGGTGATTATATTATGGCTATTAACGAAACGACTGGATTCCGTGAGAAAATTCGGATTGTTTCGTTTGAAAGCTCTTATGACGTTATGGGGCGCTTGATTAACCATAAAGTCACTTGTAACGATATCGGAAGCGTTCAAAAACAAATAAGCTCTGAAAGTTCAATTCTTCGCAACGTGGGACAAAGTAAAGAATACGCAGAAAGCGCTCTGGCGGTAGCTACAAGAGCTCTTGTTAGTGCGGATGGTAAGAATACGGTCTATTATGGCGCAACTAAACCAAAAGACGAGCCAATCGGAACAATTCGTCGCGGTGATATTCTTTACTTGACGGCTGGCGAAGATACAGAAATGTATATCTGGAACGGGGCGGAGTGGGAGCTTAAAAAATTAAAACTTGATACAACTGAACTTGAAAAAGAATTCGATAAAGTCAAGAAAGCAGCAGAACAAGCAAGCGCAGAAAGCAAAGCAACAGCAGAAGAAGCCTTGAAGAAGGCTGGCACAAGTGCTGATTTAGCGGAGCAAGTGAAAGGGTTAGTAGATACAACAAGACAAAATCTTGATACTTTCAAAAGCCAAGCATACAACAATTTCGTAACTGATAATCAATTAAGAAGCGAATTATCGACTGCTAAAACCGAATTGAAGAAGTATGTCAAAGAAGAAACAGACGAGAAGACAAGCGCTATTCGTGAAACAATCGCAAATGGTTTCGTAGCAAAAAGCACTTACCTTGAAAATGTTGAAGGCATTAACCAACGCTTTGAAAACCTCAAACGAGATAACGAGGCAAAACTAGCCGATTACAAGCAAGGTATTGACGGGCGATTTGCTAACATTGCTAGTCAAATGGCGGGCAAGGTCAATCAGATTGACTTTCAACGTGTTAGAGAAACGGCTCAACTCTACGAGCGAATTTTGGGCGGTGCTGAAAACGACGTATCAAACAATGTTTCACGATTAGTTATGAGCAATCAAATCTTTCAGACTGAAGTTGGAAAGTATGTTACAGATGATAACAACTTGATTGTAAATTCGCTGACAATGGACAAACATTCACTTGTTAACCAAAACAGAAACGGGGTGGATATTTCAGTTAGTGACGGTATCTTTACGCTCAAAGCAAATGGCTTGACTAGTTATAATTTCAGCGGATTTACACTCCCAATTTATGTTAAAAAAATCTATCGAGGAGAAACTTACACGCTCGGTTTTAAGTATAGAATCCGTAAAAAAGTTGATACTAACTTCGTTTTCACAGTAAAAAATCACGTTGATAACAAGGCTTTGTTATCCGCTGACATGGCTAACGCTAACACGCCCGCAAGCGACGAATGGCAAGAATTTCAACGCACATTCACAGTTCAAGAGGATTTCACTTTTGGCGAAGACCCGCAAGGACGATACCCGTTCTATATTTACATAGCTAAAAACGGCTGGATTGAGTTCAAAGAACCTATTTTGGTTCGTGGTTCAAAGACTGGACCATACAAACCAAGTCAGTTTGATGATGCTTATAAAATGGCTGAAGTGACACGAACGCAAGTAACTCAACTTGCTGATTCGTGGGCGGTACGTTCATTAAATAGCGCCGGAGATATTCTCGGACAGTTAAACCTAAACAAAGATGGTTCTGTTCACATTAACGAGGCCCTCGTTGCCGTTGGGGACAAAACCTACATTAAAGACGGCGTGATTAAAAAATCAATGATTGGTAACGCTCAGATAGGCACGGCTCACATTGGCGAAATTGATGCAAGTCAAGCTAGACTTATCAATGTATCAGCGAAGAACATTGTCGCAGAGGGATTGACGGCGAACATTATCCGAGGCGGAAAACTATCGTCGTTAAACGGTCAATCAGATTTTGATTTACAGACTGGCTGGCTTGAAATGAACCAAGCAGGCGTTGGTATCAAAAATCAATTTGCTGGGCGACCACTTCAGTATCTTGTTTTCGGTCAAGGTTCGCTTTATGGAAAACCTGGTTCATATACTGCTTTAATGTCGAACTCGAGAGGTGAAGTGAAAATGAACGATGCTTCGGCCGGTATTCAGATATGGAACACGCCCGATAACACGACGGCGGTTAACGTTTACGGAGATAGAATTGACTTCATGTATAACGCAAACGATCCGCTTTCAATCGGCTTTGACACAATTCACAATACTATTGAAAACGTGGAAGACATCGGGCTGAAAGGAAAATCTTTGGCTACTGTATTAAATGATATTTTTTGGAATTTTCGAGTTCTATCGGACGGTGGAGCAAATCTTCCATATCATTTCTTCAAATACTGGAACGGAGATAAATAGAAAGGCAAATAATGAACCAAGCAGACAAAGTGATTAACGACCTAGCAATTCAATTCGCAAATAAGACGATTGAATGCTCAAATTACAAAGCGCTTTACGAAGAAGCGCAAGCACAACTTCAAAAATTACAAGCAGAAATGCAGAAAGAAACAGAAAAAGAGGAACAATAATATATGACATTTAAAGTTGTAAATAAGTATTTACAAGAAACCAATCGTACTTTCGTTGCTATCCGACAAGAAACACCATATACGGCATTTGACCGTGTTTTGATTGGTGACCGTGTGAACGAAACAGACGAAGTTCTTATCCAAGCGGTACTCGGTCAAATCGCTACTGAATTAAATCCAGCGGACGGGGTGAAGAAGCTACAAGAAGACTTGCATACACAAGCACAAGACTATGAAGCAAAACTCGAACAGAAAGACGCTAAAATTGCGGAAGTGAAAGCCGTCGCAGATTGGGCAGTATTGGCTCGAGTTACTGATACAGATAACCCGCTTGATCCAACCGTCTTTAAACGTGGCCTTGAACTTGTCGAACTTGGACAAACTGGCAAGACTTACCAATCACAAGAAATTTTCACACTTGAAAATCCTAATCATGTCGAAAAATTCCAAGAAGGGAAACGCGTCATGATTCAAGTCAATGAGCCGTTCACATATCAAGGACAAACGCTTGAACAACTCGCAGACCTTGAGCAAAACGGTAAGCTGGGCGTTTGGAAATGGACTGAACCGAAAAAAGACACAAACGCTAACGAGTTAGACACTCAACCCGTTCAATAGACCACAATTCAGAAAAGGGGTGGTTTAATTGGAATTTTTAGCTTTACTTGATAAACTAACGCCCGTTTTGATTGTGATTATTCCAAGTTATTTCTCGTTCAAAAGCACGCAAAACACAAAAGAAACTGAAAAGCAAATCAACGTTCTTACGGATAAAATCGGGGAACTTGAAAAGTCAGTTAGTGAAGTAACAGAAATTGGAAAAGAAAATCGGGATAATCTTTCGCTTATTGGCAAAGGCTTGCAGCGGTTACAACGCTTTAGACTTCAAGAAAACTTGAAAAAAGCAATACGACGTGGGCAGACAAGTCAACACGAAATCGAAGAACTTTCACGGCTTTATGAAAGTTATATTGAATTAGGCGGAAACGGTGCTATCAAAATATTGTTTGAGAAATTTCTCGAACTAGAAATCAAAGAGGAAAATTAATGAATAAAATTAACTGGTCTGTACGACTTAAAAACAAAAATTTTTGGCTTGCATTAGTTCCAGCGCTTGCACTACTAGCACAAGCATTTGCAAACATCTTCAATTTTACATTGGAGTTTGGCGACACAGTTGATAAAATTCTAGTATTTATCAATGTTTTATTTGCGTTTCTTGTATTGGTTGGTGTTGTCAACGATCCGACAACCGCTGGACTTTCAGATAGCGAAAGAGCATTGACTTATACAGAACCAAGCGAAGAATAAGAAAGGGCCTTTTTATAAGGCCTTTTTATTTTGTATGAAAGGGGGCAACCTTTGAAAAAAGTTATTAAACGACAAACGGGAGTATGCGTTGACGTTCGGGATGGCTTAAATAGAGTTAAAGAAGAATTTTATAGCCATGACAAAAACAACGCTTATATCGAATTACGACTGGACAATGTAAATGCTGAAAAAGTTATCGTTTTATTCAAATTCAAAACAACTAATCGGCTTTTGGAAGTTGCGGGAACAGTCGAAAACAACCTTGTTTCTATTCCGTTCGATACCAGCTTAATTACAACCGATGAAATCGTTGACGGGTTCGTTTATGCTGAAAAAGTCGTACAAGCAGCGGACATCTTGAAATTCTCGTTTGGGGTTCGTGTATCTGAAATTGATAAACACAGCGAATTACCAATCATTGAGAAAGAAACTAAAAGAATTGTCGCTGTAACAGATATTGTAACGAAAGCTGAACTAGAAGAAGCAATCAAGAATATTCATGTCGAGGGCGCAACGTTTGACGATTCGGAGATTATCCGACGTTTACAAGTGCTTGAAACGAAAATCGACACAAGCGGTTTTGCTACGAAGGAAGAATTGCGCAATATCTCGTTAACGCCCGGACCAAAAGGCGACAAGGGAGAAACCGGCGAACGTGGACCAATAGGACCACAAGGCCCGCAAGGATTGACCGGCCCGCAAGGTTTACAAGGTATTCAAGGGCCTATTGGACCTAAAGGAGAAAACGGAGAGCGTGGTCCACAAGGCGACATTGGCCCAAGAGGCGCAGACGGTCCACAAGGCATTCAGGGTGAGCGTGGGCAAGACGGGCAAAGGGGCGAACGTGGGGAACAAGGACCAATCGGACAAACTGGACCTATTGGACCGCAAGGGCCTATTGGTTTGACTGGTCCAAAAGGTGCTGATGGCGTGGGTATTCCTCAAAAATTGACCTTATCCGGAAACACGCTTATTCTGTCTGACGGTGGAGGAAGCGTAACGCTACCAAGTCAACCGGCTACAAACACACCCGCTGGACAAGTCAATCAGTATGAAATTCACGGGACTGGCTTTCCGAATGGGGAAGTCAGCGCACCAGTTGGAACTACTTACGTCGATACGGCAGTTACTAATGGAGCTTTGAAGTGGATAAAGCGAAAAGGAACTGACTCTCAGGGCTGGGAAGTCTTGACGGGTGATACTGGCTGGCGAACGCTGAATATTGTCTCAAAGTTAGGCGCATCTTATCTGAAAGTACGCCGTATAAATAATACGGTGATGTATCAGTTTGGCGGACTGTCGTGGGGCTGGTTCGGGATTGTCAGACGTGGCGGTCCAGGTTATCAAGTTCAGCCATCTGACCGTGAAAGAAACTGTTATATTCTAGGTTTGGGTGGAGTTCCTGTTGGTTTCCGTTCAGAGTTTAGCTTGATTGGTGGGATTTACAACGATAAGGGCGTCTCGTATGGGACTTGGTATCTGGGAGGCAATGGAGATAGCAATATGCTGAGATTCCAATTTGAAAATCCGGTCCCGACTGACCGCGATATTGGCGATATTCGAGTAAGTTCTATTTCTTACCTAACAAGCGATCCGTGGCCTACAACAATGCCTTAAAACGAAAGGAAAATAAAATAAATGACAATTAATATTGAAAATGCTATTGCATGGATGCGAGCAAGACAAGGACAAGTGTCTTATAGTATGGAAGATCGTGACGGTCCGGATTCTTACGATTGCTCAAGTTCAGTCTATTATGCGTTAAGAAGCGGTGGAGCTTCATCCGCTGGCTGGGCGGTCAATACAGAATACGAGCACGATTGGCTTGTTAAGAATGGTTATGAACTAATCACAGAAAACAGTCCGTGGGATGCTCAACGTGGCGATATCTTCATCTGGGGGAAGCGTGGAGCAAGTGCTGGAGCGTTCGGCCATACTGGTATGTTTATTGATGAAAACAATATCATTCATTGCAATTATGCGTATAATGGTATTTCAGTCAACGACCATGACGAACGCTGGTATTACGCAGGACAACCATACTACTATATCTATCGTTTAACAAATCCGAATGCACAACCGGAAGAAGTGAAAAAGGGGTGGCAAAAAAACGATAAAGGCTACTGGTACGTTCGCCCTAACGGAACATATCCAACAGCGAAATTTGAATACATCGAAGAAAACAAATCTTGGTTCTATTTCGATGAATCCGGATATATGTATTCAGAGAAATGGCTCAAACACACAGACGGGAAATGGTATTGGTTCGATAAGGACGGATACATGGCTACATCGTGGCAAAAAATCGGTGGTGCATGGTATTACTTCAACCGCGACGGGTCAATGCAGACTGGCTGGATTAAGTGGTATGATAAGTGGTACTACTGCGATGAAACAAATGGCAATATGAAATCAGATTGTTTTGTTAAATACAACAATGGCTGGTACTTGCTGCTTCCTGACGGTCGCATGGCTGAAAAAGAAGCATTCAACGTAGAGCCTGACGGGCTCATTACAGCAAAATAAAAATAAAGCATAGAAAGGCTTTCAGAATTTAATTACACTTGACCGCTGGCTTACGCTGGCGGTTTTTTTGTTTGCTCTGAAAAGGGGCAAAAAAGGGGCAAAAATACCGTAATTTGCCGTAATCGTGAGTAAAGATTTAATAAAAAAGCTAGTTTTATCCTTATTTTAAGAGCATATTGTAAAATGCTGTAATCTATCGTGTTTTTAAAAGTTGCTGTGTGCTCTTTTTTCGTGCTTTTTTCGAATAAATAAGAATAATATGAAAATTCGTGGTTTTGAATTAGTTTCTAGCTTTACAGATGAAACTTTGTTACCTAAACGTGAGACAGCGCATGCAGCTGGCTACGACTTAAAGGTTGCGGTGCGTACGGTTATCGCTCCAGGAGAGATTGTTCTCGTCCCAACGGGTGTTAAGGCTTATATGCAGCCGACTGAAGTGCTCTATCTTTATGACCGTTCATCAAATCCTCGTAAAAAAGGTTTGGTCTTGATTAACTCTGTGGGTGTCATTGACGGAGACTATTATGGCAATCCAGGGAATGAGGGACATATCTTTGCACAGATGAAGAATATCACAGACCAAGAAGTTGTTCTTGAAGTTGGGGAACGTGTAGTTCAGGCTGTCTTTGCACCATTTTTAATCGCAGATGGAGATGAGGCAGACGGAGTACGTACTGGTGGATTTGGATCGACAGGGCACTAAGATGAAGATTATCTTTGTACGTCATGGAGAGCCAGATTACCGTGAGTTAGAGGAGCGTTCTTATACGGGATTTGGGATAGACTTGGCCCCTTTATCGGTGAAAGGAAGACAACAAGCTCAGGAACTTTGCAAAAATCCTTTGTTTGGCTCAGCTGATATACTGGTGTCTTCTGCAGTGACGCGAGCATTAGAAACGGCTTCTTATGTATCTTGTGCTACTGGGCTTCCTTTGAGAGTGG